CAAATCCTTCCGTGCTCGCCACAAGTGTGCAACCGCCAAAGATAAGACCACTCCCAGATACTGGTCTTGCAAGGCTTGGTAAAAATTTGTAAACGATGCGATGCTCACGCATCGCAAAGACAAAGCCTTGGTAGTTCAATGGTAGAACACCTGTTTTGTAAACAGGGGGTTGTCGGTTCAAGTCCGTCCCGAGGCTCCACCTTATTAACGCCAAACGGCTTTCGCTTTAATAGCGTTAGTCCTTATTAACGGGAATGAACACAGAAGAAGAATGGAAGGCAGTGCCAATCGAGCAATTTGCTGGGCTGTACGAGGTTTCTAGCCTAGGACGGCTCAGGGCTTGCCCCAAGACGACAAGTGACGGCAGAAGGCTTCCTGAGAAGATTATTAAGCCTACCAAACTGAGGACTGGGTACATCCAGTTCAAACTGCACAACAACAAGTTTAGGTTTAACATAAATGCACACAAGTTGGTTGCAATTACTTTTGGACTGATATACTGGAACGAACATTCCTCTTCGGAGTTACAGATAAACCACATTGATGGAAACAAGGAGAACAACTCCGTTTCTAACCTTGAACCTTGCACTCCAAGCGAAAACTTATTACACGCTTATCGGACAGGATTGAAAAAACCCTCTAAAAAATATGGCTGAAGAATCTAACCCATTTCAGGATTTGCTCAACGCAGAGACGGAGAAAATTACGGCTACTAAAAAGCCAGCAAAGAAGGGTGCTACTACTGCACCTAGTCTTCTGATTGATACCGCAAAGGAATACCCAAGAGCAACACTTACCGCTGGGGTTGTCGGTGCTGGTGCTGTGAAAGCGACTCAGAACTGGCAAAAACTTTATAAGGAAGGTCTTGTTACTCTGCGAAATCGTGCTGACGCTGAAGCAAAGATGGTGACTGAGTTGGGGAACAAGGGCGTTGAGGCAATTCCTAGACTTAAACTTTCCAATGATGCGTTAAAGAGTGCCGCAAAAAGGTACGCAATGGAAAAAGTTTTTACTGGTTTTCCGTTCAACAATGCAGAAGCCGCCGCCAGAGTCGCAGACACAGCAACTGGTCGTGTCATAATTACAGGCGAGAAAAGACCTGTGTGGACTGGTACAAAGATTCGTGGATTAGAAGTAGACAGACCTTTTTATACTGTTGGTCAAAGACCAAGTCCGTTTAATGTTGCCGTTGAACCTAAGCAGGTGACTCTTGATACGGCAAAAGGAATACCAAGACTTAAGACAACGCCTACGAATGTTCCGTTTGATGAAAAGGCTCTTCGTAGCACTATGGATGCATTGGAGGAAGGCAGAACTGGAAAACTTCCAGCATATGTTCCAAGGTCTGCTCCAAACCCAAGATTGCCAACACGCATTGCAGAAGTAAGCACAGGTGGAAAGTTTGGAAAAGGAACTGCTATCTTAGAAGGTGCTGGTGCTGTTTATGACATCTTCAGAGAAGGAGGACAAATCAGTAATCTGATGTACGACAGGAGCAAGCCGCAGAACAAAGAAGTTAGTGGATTGATGGGAGTTGAGGCTGGTTTAAGAAGTTTAGGAAGACTTGGTAGAGGTGCGGCAAACTCTCTTACTTTTGGTGCTCCAGAATACCTTGGTGTCTATGACATTCCTGATTTGCTTGAAGTTGAGTCGGAGGCTCAAAAAAGATATATGAATCTTAGAGGTAGTGCTGGTTATCCTGCCGAGAGTTTCCCAATCATTAAGAAGGGTGGAAGATATGTTCCTATGGACGGAGATAATCCTCAACTTAAAGCAATGGAAGCAAGAGTTGCCGCAGAGCGTGGCATAGAGTCATCGCTTATGACCGAGGGTTACTACAAAGGCCCAGAGTATACCTACATTGTTCAGAACGGAAAGGTCGTTCCTATGCTGAGACCAGAATATTCCGCAATGTACGATGCTCGTTCTATTGCCGCAATGGATGCGGCTAATAATAGAAGACCTGTATTGAATGTTGACCCTTCTATGGGCGGTATGGGATGGCAGAGACTGCCTCAACAAGCACTTACGCTTCAGGATTACGCAGACTATATGGCTCAACCCAGATAATGTCTGGCATAGACTTCAAGCCAACACCGCATCCTGTCATCAGGATGCCAGACATCAAGATGTTGGTGGACAAGTTTGGCATAGAAAAGACTGCCCAGATACTTGAGTTGCGTGAAGACAAGATTCTGGCAGAACAATTAGACCCTTATCGTCACGGATTTGAGCCTGACCATTGGAAAAGAGCCGATGAACTGCTAAAGGCGAAGCAAGAGATACTAGTTTTAGGTGGAAATCGTGCTGGCAAGACGGAATGGATGGCAAAAAGGGTCATTCAGACGCTTATAAACAAGGAAAAAGCGATGGTTTGGTGTCTGCATACGACACAAAAGTCCAGCATCCAGATGCAACAGAATGTTGTCTGGAAGTATATGCCGCCAGAATTAAAAAATTGCAAAAAGACCAAAGTTACGAACATCGCATACTCCCAGAAGAACGGATTTTCCGAGGAGTCGTTCATTCTTCCTAACGGCTCGCAATGCGTTTTTATGAATTACGCCCAGAAGCGTGATGTCATCGAAGGTGGTGAGTGCGACCTGATATGGTGTGACGAACTTGTACCTATGGACTGGGTTGAAACCTTGAGGTACAGAATAGTTACGAGACGAGGAAAACTCGCCATTACCTTTACTCCAATCAGCGGATACTCGCAGGTCGTCAAGGAGTTCGTTGCTGGATGCTCGTTCAAGGAATGGTTGCCAGCATCTATCTTAGATGAAAACACAACCTATGTAGGTGGAGTGCCAAAGGGACATATGCCGTTTATAGCGGACTCACATAGAGGTAATGCGTCAGTTCTTTGGTTTCATTCTCAGTTAAACCCATACAATCCGTTTGACGAATTGGTAAAAACTCTGGACGGAAAGAACCTGTACGAGAAGAAAATCCGTGCTTACGGATGGGCAGATAATACAGTTGGTAACCAGTTCCCTAGGTTCTCTGACACGCATATCATTGACAAGAAGGATGTTCCAGCCGAAGGAACGAACTATATGGTCGTAGACCCTGCTGGTGCTAGAAACTGGTTTATGATTTGGGCTAGAAAAGGAAATGACGGAAACCTTTATGTTTATAGGGAGTTTCCTGACATAAGTTATGGCGAGTGGGCTTTACCCAGCGAAAAACCAGACGGCAAGGAGGGTATGGCACAGCGTAACGGAGCAGGTATGGGTATAGACGATTACAAGAAACTGATACGCAAACTTGAGGGCGATGAGGAGATTATGGAAAGATATATCGACCCTCGTGCTGGTGCTACTCAGGCAGTTGGCAGGGATGGAGGAACATCTATCATAGAACTTCTAGACGGAGGAGAAGAGCCAATGTACTTCTCTCCAGCCGCAGGTATCAGTATCGACCAAGGAGTTGCTATGATTAATGACTTGATTGCGTGGAATCACGAACAGCCACTCTCACCTTTGAACCAACCTAAACTTTTTGTAACAAAGGATTGCAAAAATCTTATTTACTCCATTAAAGAGTGGACAGGAGCAGACGGAGACAAGGGGTCAACTAAAGACCCCATAGACTGCTTGCGTTACCTTGTTGTGATGCAACCTGAATTTATAGACTTAAACCAAATGCCAGTTAACAAGCCCTTTTCATACTAATGAGCGATTACGAATCACGGAAGCACGAGATGAGCGAGACCGCTGAACCGCTTTTAATCGCTTCTGATAAGCCAAATATCCCAGAGTTGGTCAACGAGTTAAATCGTTCCTACCTGTTTGGTGCGAACACAACTGCGTTAAACGACAACGATGACCTGCGTTTTTGCAGATGGGACGGACAGACAACTGACGGAAAGAAATTTTCTGAAAATCGGGATGAAGATGACCCCGCTCTTCCGTTTGAAGGTGCTTCTGACTCCAGAATCAGACTCATAGACAGAGTCATCAACGAGCAGGTGTCTCTCTGGATGAACGCACTCAAGGGTTCTAAACTTGGTGTGTCTGGAAGAACCGCTGAAGACTCTAAGAATGCATCATCTATGTCAACCCTGCTTGAGTATATTACTACAGGCAGGATGAAGCAGGAGATGAGAAGGGAAGCAGAGTTGTTCGCCAACTACACAAATCAGTTCGGATGGTCTGCCGTCCACATCGGATGGGAGCAGGAGATGGGAACTAGAGAGCAGAGATTCACCATTTCAGATGTTGTGAATATGGCCTCTGAAGCGTTCAAACAGAACCCAGATTCGCCTCTTTCGTCAATTCCTTCGCTCATTGTGGACGAAACCAAGGATGAGATGACTGTATCGCTCATAATGAACTTTTTGCCCAATTTTTCCGAAAAGGAGATTCGGAAGATGGTCAAGGAGTTGAGAGAGCAGGGATACACTACTGTATACGATGAAATTTTAATAAAAAGCCTTCCTGTCGTCACAACGCTTAAGCCGTATGACGAAATCTCGTTCCCTCCAGAAACGATTGACCTTCAGAAGGCACGGATAGTTTTCAGGAAACTGTTTATGACAGAACTGGAAGTCCGTGCTATGATTGGCACTGACAAGTGGGACGAGGAAGGCGTTGAGGAAGCCTGTAAGACCAAGGGTATGTTCTCTTGGTATAGAGACCCGAATGTCGTTCCTACGACAGCCCTTGCACAAGACTACAGATTAAAGACAAACAATCTGATAGAAGTGTGCTACGCCTATTACAGACAACTGAGCGAGGACGGAACTCCGTGTGTTTACTACACAGTGTTCTCTCCACACGCCAGTTCTGAAACGCATTTGAAGCACGGAAAATTAGGGTACTCCCACGGAAAGTATCCTTTTGTAGTGCTTCGCAGGGAGTACATCAGGAAGGCCATCTATGAAACTCGTGGTATCACAGATATCCTTTCTACTGACCAAGCCGAACTCAAGGCACAGAGAGACGCTATGCGTGACCGCACTGCGTTTGAAACTGTCCCACCCCTGATGTATAAGAGACGAGTTGGAGGTACTGGTCGTATAGGGCCAGCGATGCTACTCCCTGTTTCAGATGTCAATGCGGACTACAAGTGGATGGAGCCGCCCAGAGGTTCACCGCAAATTGCTGAGTTCGTGGTCAACCAAATCGAGAAGGATGCGGCTGGCTACTTTGGATTGACCAGAGAGGACACGCCACCTGCGTTGTCGCAGATGCTCCAGCAGAACTCCGTGGACAACTGGCTGACGGCTTGGTCTGAGGTCTACACTCAGATGCTCCAGTTGACATTACAGTATATGGATGTTGTCGAGGTCGAGCGTATCTGTGGAAGCCCTGTTCCGAAGATGATGGACGACATCACCAATCAGTATGACTTTGAGGTGAAGTTCGATGTCCGTAACCTGTATAGCGACCTTGTTCTTGAAAAGTTACAGGCTATCAATCAGTACATCCTGCCGCAGGACACAGGCGGTATCATCGACAGAAATGCTATGGTCAAGTTGTCTGTTGAGGCCGTATCCTCAGACATTGCCAAGGCTGTTGTCACTGACCAAGCATCGGCAAGTCAGAGACTGTACAAGGATGTGCAGACCGAAATCGGTATGATGATGCTTGGCAACGAGGCCAACTATGTCGAGAACGACCCGACAGCCCAGACGAAGTTGATGTATCTTCAGGACATTATGTCCAAGAATATGAAGGCACAGCAAGCCTCGCAGGGTGACCAGATGTTCCAAGCCCTGTTGCAGAATTATGTAAAGAACCTTCAGATGTCTGTGATGCAACAGCAGAACAAGCAGATTGGTCGTATTGGAGTCACCCCAGTTTCAGATAAGATGAAACAAGAACAGGGAGGACAGGCTGATGCGGGATACTGATTACAACATTGGCGTTTATGCTTTTGCTGAACGCAATCAACTTTGGGAGCATATTATATATGTTTTAGACTTAAATATTAAGGCTGAAACTGAAATGGCAGTCTCCAAAGACATAGTTGGTGAAAGTCGTATACATCAATGCGGCAGAGCGGATGCTCTAACCAACTTCAAGGCTTTGCTTCTTGAGGAAAGAAGGAAGGCCAGAATAGACGCTGGACTCAGTCCAGAATAATTTACTTTCGTTTGACATCTGTAAAAAGGATGTAAAGTGGAATGCAGTTTCTGGGAGTCTGTAAAAACCCTGACCTAAACAAGGCACTTTAGACCTAATCTAATGGAAGATAATAATAATACTGGAGAAGTGAACGAATCCAACGCTGTAAAAGGCGAAAACAGTTCTCAGGAAAGCAACTTTCCTAGTCCTGCTGAAATCAGCAGTAAACTAAACGAACTCTTGTGGGACGATGTTGCCGAGCCACAAGCGGAAGCAGACGAAGCCGTTAGTAACCAGTCTGAAGTCCAGCAGTCCGATGACGAGCCGCAAGAGGCCGACCAAGAGGATACTGAAGGCAAAGAGGTTCATTCACAGTCCGAGGAAGAACAACAAGAGGATTCTCGTGGCGTTCAGAAGAGAATCGACAAACTCACAGCAAAGCGAAAAGAAGCGGAAGCCGAAATCGAAAAACTGAGAGCAGAAGTCGAGACACTTAAGAATGCTACTCCTGCTCCTAAGGAGCGTGAACTGCCAGACGACCCCTACTCAAACTTGAATACGATTGCAGAAATTGAGGCAGAGATTGCCCAAGCAAGGTCGGTTCGGAATTGGGCAGAGGAGAACGCTGACGGATTTACGCACACCAATGAACAGGGCGAGGAAGAGTACTTTGATGCCGCCAAGATGCGGCAGATTAAGGTTAACGCAATGAAGGCCATTGAAGAAGGTCTTCCTAAGCGTTTCCAGTACCTCCAAGCAAGAGACCAATTAGACCAAGTTGTCGTTAAGGAATATCCGTGGTGGAATGATAAGACCGCAAAGGAGCGTCAGATTGCTGAACAGTTCCTGAAGTCTTTCCCTGCCATTAAGAAATTCCCAGACTACAAGATGGTTATAGGTGACTACATCAGAGGCGTAAAGTCCAGAGAAGCGGCGTTCAAGGGACAGAAGCCAATCGTTAAAGCACCAGTTCAGCCTCGTTCTAGCGGAGTTGCTCCGACTGTTAAGAAGGAAGATGTTCGCAGTCAGAACGCATACGCCAAGTTCGTTAAAACGAACAGGACAGATGACCTAGCAAATGTAATGAACAAGTTCCTAGACTAACCCCCATACTACTATGGCAAAATTAACAGAACCTAATATCGTCAGCGGTAAGCGTGAAGCCCTTGCTGACATCATCTCAATGGTGGACGCTAAGTCCACTCCGTTCACCTCGATGGCCCCCAAGGTCGCAAAGCCAGGAAATACGCTTTTCCGCTGGCAGGTTGACTCACTCCCGACAGTTGCCGCTGAACAGGCTGGCATTGTCGATGGTACTGATGTTGACCCGAATGGTGCTCAAATCAAGAACTATGTCAAGGATGGTGCTACCCAGTACCGCTACGAACTGTCCAACCACATTCAGATTTTCAGAGAAAGCACTCGTGTGTCCCCTCTGACAACTGACATCGCTGTGGTTGCTGGTGTCCGCTCAGAACTGTCCAACAATGTCGCCAAGGCTACCGAAACCCTGAAGCGTAAGATGGAAAAGACCCTCTGCTCTGCCAACCTCCCGAAGGCTGACGATGGTGCTTCCCAAGGCTACGCTACTCGTGGTCTCGACTCGTGGATTAAGAATGACTTCACAGGTGATGCTTACCTTCCTGTGCCGACATCATTCCGCACTCCTACCTCGTCCATCTCAACTGTCGGTACTGCCGCTCTCGATGAGACTGTTGTCCAGAACATTCTGGCCTCCGTCTTTGAACAGCAAGGCCGTCCGCAGGAGTTTGACCTCCTTGGTGGCTACAAGTTGAAGCAAGCGTTCACCGCCCTTACCTACACAACCCGCCAGAATGCCAACACGAACACTGCCTCTGTCATCAGAACCCTCAATAGAGATTCTGAACAGTCGGTCTATAAGTCCAGCATCGATGTGTTTGAAGGTGACTTCGGCTCGATTCGCATCCACACCTCGCTCTTCCTCAAGAACAACTTCTGCGGTTACCTGCTGAACTTCGACTTGGTTGGCGTTGGCTACGGAGGCAACATCGCTCAGGTCAAGGAACTGACGGACAATGGTGGTGGCCCTGCCCGAATGGTCGAGGCTATCGCTACTTGCATCGTCAAGAATCCTCTTGGCCTCGCTAAGTTCGACTTCACTACCTAATCGTAGTGGCTGACGACTTCGTCCAGTCGCTTGTTGAGATAATCCCTGCCCATCTCCATAAAGAGATGGAAAGGGAACTCATCAACGGCTGGCGAATGCGTGAGTCAGTTGCCAAAGCGGAAGCAAAACAAATAGCACATCACGGCCACTTTAATGAGGCCAATGATGTTGCAGGATTAGGCAGAAAAATCGCAAGCATTCCTGCGGATGCCTATCACTACTGGGGACAGCGACTCGGGTACGAATGCTGGAAGGACAAGC